ATTCGCACGAAGAACATCACTTAAACGCTGTCCAGTCTTTGTCACAGCTGTGCGATAAACCTTCTTGGATGCGTCACTGCGCTTTGCGAGCACAACCTTGCTTTGCCCCTGCGTTCCATAGTATCTGCGAACGAAGCGAGGCTGCTGAACACGGTAAGGACCATATTCAATTCGTTCAGTCTTACTTTTCTTAGCCATGTCTATTATGGATGTGTGTTATCGGTTTGACGATATGAATCTGATTAAAATTATGCTTACAGAATGTGCACTCAATCGCTGGGTGGGACAGTGCGTTACCCTCGTCTTTGAACAGCCTAGTACGACGCGCACTAAAACGTATTTCGCTTTGTTCAACCGTCGCGGTGTGTGATGTTAGCTTCCAAACAATAGGATGTATTCAGTCTTTCCACCCCCAGCCCTCACCCTTGTGACAGTCTACTCCCTATAGCCGGTAGACTGTCACAAGGGTGAGGGCTGGGGGTGGAAAAAGTAGTATGCATTATTCAGGACTAGCGCCCATCGCGCCTATGTAAATCTCACGCGACGATCTCCCAGGTACACGCATTCGAATGTGTTTTGCAAAGTAGTACTGCGGAGATCCGCGCTCAACCATAAAGCTAGGCTCCTCGTTTCGTGCCAACACATGGTGTAAATGGCGTACCAGTTCAAGGTAAAACCGCTGCGCTTCAAGACGCTTTGATCGGTAATGCATTTATGATCATAAATACTTGTGTTTGTATGTGCGCCCCCCCCCCCGCGGCCGCTTTGATCCAGCTGCCGAGTCAGCAATAAGCTCCTCCTTTAGTGCTTGCAGTTCATCCTGGACATCTGCCTTTTCCTCCATGAGTTTATTGATTGTCATCTGTAAATCGGGTACAATTACCTGCCTGAAGTGCCCATCTTGCTTCGTCATAGCTTGTAACACTTCTTCTAACTCTTTATTTGCTGTACGAGCTGCGCGACGCTCCTGTTTTAGTAGTACAACGGCGTTCATGTATCGTGCTAGGATTGGCAGAAGTTCTTCCTTTGATAGAGAAGAAAATTCAATAAATTGAGCTTTTGCTTGTTCCATAATGATGCGCAATAACGGTGATCTTGCCGGCGGAGCAGGAAATTCTCAGCATCCGTCACAGGTGCAAGCGGCGCGCCCTCCCCCGCTCACTGGGATTAAGCGTCACGCTGATGAGCTTGATGATATTGAGGAGGACTCTGACGAGGAGTTTACCTCAAGTGAGGACAGCGTCTACGAGCCGCCGCCTCGCTCCCGGGGGCCGGGGCCGCGCGGGCTGGACGGAGGTCTTCGGAGCAACCCTGCGCAGGTAACAGAGCGATATTGGGACCATGAAAATCACATGGCTGCGTGCCGCGCAGAGCTTGCTGAGCTTGCTGAGGAAGGGGTTACCTTTTCTCAAATTGACGCATCGGAGGGTGACTCTGATTGCGAAATTGAAAGCGAGGATGACGATGAGGAGGAGGATGAAAATGCACCTAACGACGAATCTGACCCGACTTCGTAATGCACCCTTTTACGTCCCAAAAATAGTCCACTGCACAACTGGAAACACAGCCCCAGGAAGACCTGGCTGATTAGCAGCCGTAGATGGATTCACAATAAGTGAAGTTGCCATCCAGTATGTTGGCCGTCCCGTCGAATCATTCGAAATAACAACAATACCAGCAGGATACGTCTGACCAACTGCCCACGGTTGAGGACGATTACCCTGTGCAGGCTGACCCACAACTTTGGTAAAGCTAGCAGGAATAGGGATAATAGGAACGACTTGCCCAGTATAACCGTCAATTGGCTGAAACATCCATGAAATGTCAATTGTGGGATCGTTACTGATCTGACTATTCAACGATAAAGGGATAAAAGCAGGAATAGGAAGTGTTGCATCTTGACCCCCCACTGCAGGACCAAACCACTGCATAACATCCTGCTTATTGTCAATTTGACGTAACAACAGTGTAGGTGAACCAGCGGGAATGGGATTAGCGACAGTAATTTCTGCACCAGTCAGATCAACAACACCCGTAGGGAGAAGAGCACCAACATCACCAACAGAGTTCAGCGCACCACCTGTTGTTGCCGGCGAAACAGCAATTGGCAACCCTTGAGTTCCCCACAACAACATCATACGTAGTGTCACTGATCCACGACCAGTACTCGGTGTACCTGCAGCATTTGAACGCCGATCACCGCAGAAAATTGTAAGGAGACCAGGGGTATAAAAAGGGCCACAGCCGGGGAAATAGTCCTGGTTATGAACGCTCCACGTTGTCTTACCAACTTGAAAGTAAGGACCCACGTATCCACCCAAGGCTTCAATTGGTGCGGGAAACGGAACGGGCGGAGGGATAGGATGATCGTCCGAAGGCCCTGGAGGGGGAACCGGATCTAAATGAGGCGGAGGCACAAGTCCACCCGAACCCGGGGGGGGCTGCGGAGGGTGGGATGAATTCGCAACATTAATTGCTCCGGCGACATTTACGTCACCCGAAACAACAAGAGACCCCGCCGTCTGTTGAACAGAACCACTAGAAGAACTCATTGTTAATTATTTCTACAACAGAATATAAAATGTCTGTATTAGAGTGTGAATCGTTTAGTTGCAAGCAATCAGGTGTACTTGGTATTCTTTCTGGAGAGTCGCTTTCACCCGCTGTTCCGATAACATGTGGTGTTTTTTGCAGTGATTCCCCAGTCGCGGGTTTACCTACGGCAAAGTCTACGAGCATTTTACTTACACCAGCAAACGAGGCTGCAGCCCTCGCAGCTCCTGTTTTTCCTCAACCAACGCTTTATACGCCGTCTTGTCCTCAGGTTCAATGGTCGCCATATTATAGTTACAAGGTTGGTGATAAGGTATACGCGCAGATCAACACTGCGTCACCTTTTCTTGCCTACCAGTGTACCAGTGCTATCCCTGATCCTATTCCCCTTCCAAATACAATGATTCCAACAAATGCTGCGTACTGGACTCAACTGAGTGCAGCACCACCTATTGTTCCATGGTGTCCAACTGCTGCGTATACAGTTGCTACGTTTCAGGGAGCTGTTTCGTACCGGGGTAAGGTGTTCGTCCTTGACGGAAATATTGCAGCAAATCCGGCAGGCAATCCGCCCCCTGATGTTGATACTGTGACATGGGATGAACGGTCTCCTGGTTTCAGAGCACAACTATCTGTCAGTACAGCAGGATCATTGCTCCTGTACAACTACTTTGTGATGAATCCGGAGCATCTACCGCAATTGTAAGCAAAACGTGTATGCATGCATTTACCAACCAGTTCCATCCATTGGACGCTTAAGATACTTGATATTTGCAAACTCGTGGAGAGCACGTGCTAGCGTTTTGTTGCCTTGGAGACGAAACTTTTCTGCTTCCTCACGAATGTGTTGTTCGGTTTGAAACGCCGGACCATAACCAGCTGTATACCCGTAGTAATCTTGAAGGATTTTCTTAAAAGGGAATGCCCCACCACGCATGCCGCTGCCGTGAAAGCGACCCTGTGCATCCTTCCAAATAGAGCCGTAGCGATGACCCGTCTCCTCCATATACTTCTTACGGGACTTGGGGACGTCAAACACAGAGTTCGTTGGGTGCAAACGCATCAATCGTGCGCGACGCTTTTCAACAGCTGCAGGGGTCCGGCGGGCGTGCTTGGGACCCTTGCCTTTTGAAGCCCGCCACTCATCAAGAACCTGGCGGTATGGCTTACCGGCAGCCTTGCCAGCAGCACGAAAAGACTGCCACGCCTTAAAGCCAGGTTGCTTATGAAGCCAATGACGATCTGCTGCGATAGCCTTCCGAACTGCAAGCTGCTTGGGTGTCAACTCACGACCACGGGGACCCCGCAACGATGGATCACGACGGGTTGAACTTTGGACTGCACCAGAATCATCAAAAGTAGTACGCTGAGGATAACGAGGCGTGGGTGCCGCGTACATGGGGCCACCCATCATTTCAACATCATCCTCAAACAATGCCTCCTCAGGCAGACCGACACGACGTTTCTTAGCGACAGCGGCGGCGCGTGCGGCAGTTTTCCGCTCACCAATTTCTTGACCCGGAATGCGCATCAAATGCTCATAATCCGGTCGAGTTTTGACATTTCGCCGCGAAGCCACGGCACCACCATAATAGCTACCACCAAAAAAACTAGAGGGATGGATGGGCATGTTTGTATTGCTAAGCGCACTAGAAAGAGAAACACGTGACGCAAAATCAGGTTGCGAAGGTAAGACAGGGTATTGGAGAACTGTGCGGCGGGAGGGGGGGGGTGGTGAGAACGGAGGTATATTTGATCCAAACATTTATAATTATAATGTCTTCACTTTCACTCACCAAGAGGTACGATGAACGTGTATACCAGGAGAATCCTAAATGGACTGTTCAAGTGGGTGCAACCGCTCTGACATCTGCGAATTTCATTGCGCTTTCCAATTCAGAGGGTCAGCTTACGTTTCAGATCCAGGCGCCGAGTCAGAGTGTGTACCTTGATCGCGTCGTGCAGTGGACGCAGACGGTGTCATGCACAATGACGGTTGATTGTACAGTTCCGGGGGCCCTTGCTGTCTTTCCCCCTGTTCCTTTTCCCGTTGTAGTTCCTGGGCGCGACTTTGCCCTTTGTAGTAGCCCTCTTCATGCTCTCGTGACGACAATGCAAGCAAACATCTGCAACCAGCAGGTGTCTTCTAACCTTTACCAGAATCGTGAGCTCATGGATCTTCTCGCAGATACTCCAATGGATCGCGAGTGGCGAACTCACCCGTGCGCACTTGATGTGTTTGCCAATAATAATGACGCATTTGGTACGAGCATGAACCCGCTCGCTGGATTCGACTCCGCATCCGTGAACTCTATGATTGGTAATGGTTCATGGCCTATTATTTTCACAAATGCAGCAGGTGTCCCGCGTACTCCCTATACAGACGCAGCAGGAAATGCCGTGACGTTTACGCCAGGTGGCATCCCCCAGCTTGCGTCCACAGCTGCAGGTAATGCAGCACGCGTCTCTATTTACTTCCAGTTTACAAGTACAGAGCCTATTCAGCTCTCTCCCTTTGTGTGGCGTGAGGTCATGGAGCGCAAGACGGGTCTCTCGCAGATTCAAAACATTTTGCTTGTGATGTCTACGCAGGGCGCTGCCCAGGCTCGTCTAATTCGTACTACGTCTCAGGGCGGTCGCCGTATCTCGTCTCCTGCTTTGTGGCCTGCAGGAACGACGGGATCACCGTTTTTGAATGCTAGTGTTCAAGGTCAGTTTTTGTCGCCGCCCCTCGGCGAGCCCCAGCTTCCACTTGCAACGACAAACACTGTTGATTTGCAGCAAGTTCAGGCATACATTTACCAGGCCACAAATCAGCCGCGTGTGCAGCAGGTGGGTGCAGGGCCTATCCAGACACAGACTCTCAGTCTTCCTAGTATCCCTGATTGGATGGTTATTGCGGTTCAGCCCAGTCCTCAGTACATGAGCTCGAATGCCGCTATCACAATGGCAACGTGGTACGTGCCTATTTTCTCAGTGAGTGCCAGTTGGAGCAACGTTTCTGGTCTCCTGAGTGCTCAGACCCAAGCACAGCTGTTTGGTATTTGCAAGGCAAATGGTTTGAAGCAGAGTTGGGATCAGTGGCGTGGGTACGCCCAGCAGGCACAGGCAGGTCGCGAGGGTCTCGTGCAGCTCACAGGTGGTCCCCTTGTGCTTCGCCCTGGTGTGGATCTTACGCTCCCTCAGGGCCAGGCTGCGGGTATGACCAACGGCAACTGGACGTTTTCCATCAATATCTTTGTGGACACAAGTGCAATCCCCCTTGCGGTGCTGCAGGATCCTAACTTTACTCTTCAGACGACGGTCCTGACGGTGAACAGCGGTTTCTTTACGAGCACCGGTGGCGAAAGCCGTTTGACGGTTGGTCCCCTCTCCGGACCTCTTGGAGCAAGTCAGATGAACGTCAATGCTCTTGCAGGAATTCCCTCCGCCGGTGCGCTGTTTACGCCCGCAGGCAATGAGATCAGCGAGATGGCCGGGGAGCGTCTCGTTGGCTCAGGACGCTCAGGCATGGGGCATATGCGCCAGCGCCATGTTTCCATGAAGAGCCGTATTATGCGTCGCTAAACGGTTACGCTTGCGAATAGTCGCAATGCCGACGCCGCCACTCATGCGCTGGGCACCGTTCCAATCGTTTAGTGCACGCAAATCACGGTTGACCGGTGTGCGATCAGGATTCAAAGCAAGTAACGCATCAATTGCACATAATTCTAATTTAGAAAGCATGATGCGTTATTTTACTGCGCTCCAGTGTAACCGCCGCGGGGTGCTCCAAAGCCCCATCCAGTCGGTGCCTGTGTGGACGCCGGGGTGGGGGGGCCCGCTGCCATGCTCTCGCCAGGAGCGCTGCGGTTGCGTATGTGCTCCGCGTAGTACTCCTCCTCTGAGCGAGACGGAGGCGCGCCAAATGGCTGACCGTACATGCCGGCGCCCGCCCCCGCCCCCGCACCTTCGCTTGGAGGTGCGCTCATCTGAGGAGGTGGAGCGGAAGACGCAACAGATGCAGTCGTAGGCTTGGTCTTCTTGCGCGGCGGGCCGCCCATGCGGTGGACAGGAGCCTTAGGCTTTTGCATCTCCGCGCGCTGATCGAGCTCATCAAGAAGGCCGCCAAGCTCGCTTGCCATGTACATGGATGCCTCGTAGAGGTTCTTGATGCACGCATGGATGTCAGATAACTCGCTTGAGGCCGACACACCGCCATGTTCTGAAGTCTCCTCAAACGTTGGGATATACGTACGCGGTTGAGAAGAGTGTGACATTATGGCGGATTATAGTACAATAGATGCTATTAATGGCGCCCCTTTGTCAAATTCTACTAAGGACACGTACATTAACACCCTCGGTCTTCTCGGCACGTTACTAGAGTTTAACCCTGATCACATCCCTTCCTTTCGGAAACGCATGAACGATGCAGAAGACTCGTACGACGCAATAAAGTATCGGTGGCCAGACCCCGCCACAAGGTGTCGCGTGTTGACAACCATCCTCGCAGTAATTCGCTTAACAAATATTGTCCTTAAAGGAAAGTCCCTTTCCACCTGGAAGCACATTCATTTTGTCCTGACCCGGAACAACTCGCGACGCACTGGAAAACTGAGTTTAAAAGAAGAAAAGGCATGGGTGCCTTTCAAAGAAATTGTCGCAAAGCGCGAGCAACTTGCTCGAACAGAGTTCGGCTCCATGACTCACCTGTTTTTGGCATGGTACACCCTGTGGCCGCCAAATCGCAGTGATTTTGACAATACTATTATCTATGAAAATGAGTCCGATGTGCCATCAACACTGCGACGATGGATGTATTTTAAACCACCATTTGGAAATGGTGTTGTTCGCAGTCGTTCAGTAAGCGCAGTGTTGCGGGGCGGGGGGGGGCGCGCGCACGGGGGGTCCGTACACAGTATGTCTTTGCTTACGCGCTCACCCGATATGCCCAAGGTAAACTTTATCGTGTTGCGTCCTGAGACGCCGCGTGAGTGGAATAGCTCTATGCCGCGACCCACGTACGTTGATGAATGGGACGCGGCTCCCCGTTTGATTTTGCTTGATCACAAAACAGCTGGAACCCACGGCCGTATTTTGCGTAGCTTACCCATTCGCTTGGCAGAGGTATTGGAGGCATCGCTGTACGACTACCCACGCAACCGTCTATTTTTGCGTAGCGATGGCGAGCCGTTCGCGTCGTCGCATAGTTTTACAGTGTGGGGAGAGCGATTGCTTGAAAAGTTGTTTGAGGGGCGGCGACTGGGGTTCAATGGTTTGCGGCACTCGTACATTTCCAATGTGTCGTTTGACCAGTCCAGCCCACAGCAATTGGCAGGACTGGCTCGAGACATGGGTCACTCTGAGTTTCAGCAACGAAGATATACACGTGGTGTGTTTAATCCCGGGCGCGCGCCGGTTCTAAAAGAAAAAGATTAAATGTCAGTTGGCCGACAGTTGGTCCGAGTTGAACTTAGACCCCCCCCCCCCCCCTAAAAAAACCCAGCAAGTCACAGTGAATCGTGCATTACTATTTATTATCTTTCTTAATAGTATAACTTTGTTGTGAGGCTACACGGAGCCGTCAATGTGCTGGGGGGGGGGGAGGGGCCTAAGTGCAACTGCAACTCATCCGCAGGTAGACCCCGTGGGAGTCAGGGGAACAGCACTGGTGTGTGCATTAAACTGGGAAAGTAAGGGTATAATGTCTGTATATTATGCTGTATACTGCGTGCTTCATTTTCCTTGTTCGCCGCCATGGTAAGCATGAGCTCCTTTACTGCATTTGAGCCGCAAGCCATGCCCCGCGCCGTCATTTCAAGCTTGTGAGCGACGGTAAGCGCAGATGCAAGGAGATCCATGTGAAACGCAAGGTTCATGAGATCGGAGCTGCACGAGCGCAGACACGTAAAAAGATGGTTCGCAATCTCGTCGTCTGACTCGTAAATGTCCACTAACGAATTGACCACACTCAAAAAGCCCGCAGCCTGGGTGCGCGCATTGTGCGCCACCCAGGCTGCATAGTCACACCGATTCTCATCGGGTTCAAGCTCCGTCCGAAACCACGGACAGCATCGAATAATTGACTCCAGATCGTATGCCATTACAATGACACTTAATCTTTTGTCCTACTTTATATCTATGGTAACAGCTTTATCGTGTTGCGGGAGACAATGTATCGCGGAAACGACCGAGCAATTGCAACCCACCGGCTTGGTATCTTTTTCAGATCCCGCGCCTCTTTTGCACTCATACCAATGTGAGTCTCAAGGAGGTACGACAGCGCCTGGGCCCCCAGGCCCTGAGGAAACATAATGAACATGGTACTTTCGCTCATTTGGAGGGACGTTTCTTTCCCACGAGCAGGCTGGTGTTGGCAGACAATAACGCTTGTGACCGAGTGACGCCCAAGAGTTAAAAGCGCTTTCAATACTTCTTGAACGGATCTACGTTGATCCTGCTCCAGAGCTTCACAGTCATCAAGAATTACAAGGGAGTGACGGAAACCCTCAATAACTTCGTGAGCCTCAAGGGGGTCTTCCACAAACGATTCAACGCTTAGTCGTAGGAGAAACTCTTTCCCGTCACGGTCTCGCATGCTATCCAGTGTTTTATCGCTGTGCAAAGCTGAAATCACATAGACTTTTCGCTTCGGCCATCGGTCCTTGTACTCTTCTGCAATGGCTTTTGCCATAAAACTTTTGCCGCTTCCTGATGCGCCAGAAATGCTCCACACATCACGTGCAGCGGGATCAAGTGTAGGAAGAATGACGAATTCCGCAGATTCAGGGGGACAATTCATTTCCGGCACCCCCCCATGTTCGTTAACGTATACTAAAGAGCCATTAAAGCGATCCCTGCTGTTTACGCGTGCTATAGCTTTAGACGGATTAACGTAGGGTCCTCGCGCGCCTGCAGAACCACGAGACAGGGGTTCTAACGAAAAACCAGCTGACATAATGAATTACGAACTAGATGATCTCGATATGAGGCGCTGTTTACCAGGAGTTCGTGTGATTCGGTATCCAGAGCTTGCTCAGTATTCAAGAATTGAAGATGCGCTTGATCCCGAGGGGCGTCTTGTGATTTTGTTTCTCACAGAAGGTCCCACGGTGGGTCACTGGGTATGCGTACACGGCAACTTTGAAGATCGCACGCTAGAATTCTTTGACTCCTACGGGTTGAAGCCCGACGACGAGCGCAATTGGATGTCACACTCGCGACTAGTCCAACTGAACGAAACTGAACCGGTACTGTACGATCTTTTAGCAGACGCTGCAATGCGTGGTTGGAAAATCACGTTTAATCCCTATCACCTCCAGAGCACTGCCCCTGGCGTAGAAACGTGTGGACGTCACGTCGTAACACGACTCCTCAATCAGGATGCGGATATTCACGAATACGTGGATGGAATTGAGGGATCAGGATTTACTCCCGATCAATACGTATTAAAAGTAACGAGATCAATTTTACACAAATGAAGCGTTCAGCACCGTATTATGAAGAATCGGGGGGGATGGGCGGTCCGCTTTCAACCGTTCCGTCGCACAAATACCTCAATCTTAGCATCATCAACGGCGATGCGGGGACAAATGGATTAGGTGCACCTCAGCGCGTTGCTTTTACGGAGTCGCGATCATCGCCAGTGATTGAACACACCGGTCAATATGAAATGTCAGTTACAAGTGCGACAATTAATGGCATTGCGCCAACGCTTCCACTTTGGATTCCACAGATCTTAACTGGTCCTACCCAGATGAATGTCAATCTGACCATCTATGAACTGGCTGTTGTTACGGCTGGTGGGACATTTAAAGTTGCTCTTGAGTGGTTACCATATTTCACAGATCCAGCAATTGCTCCTCGACCAGTGTCACCTGTTATTCAGCAAGATGTAAGCTCAGCATATTATTTTGCGAAGTCGTACACACAGTTTTGCGATATGTTTAATACAGCGTTGTTTGCTGTCATTGCTGCTGCAGGTGGTGCTGCATCGTTGCCGACAGGTGGGCTATCGTATAACCCTACATCTGCATCACCATGGCGCTTAAATCTTCCTTCTTCCTTTAACTATGAGTTTGTTGCAGGGTCTATGGACATCGTTGCACCTACAACGTGGTTGCAGTTGAATCCACCATTAAATGATTTGTTGTTTTCATTTCCTACTGCGTATGGGCCGTTGGAAGTCCCACTTGGTGTTGTTCCATTAGGTTTTGAGCCCACGTTTTATACTCTCATCCCACCTACCTCAGGTCCGACTGTTGGACTCCCTGGTACCGATACGGGGCTTGCGATTGGTGCTGACAATGATCCAACAACGTCAGGCTTGTGGAACGCTATCAGCGCATTTGTGTTCACGTCAAATTTGCTTCCCGTTGTGTCTGAGTTGCGTAACCCCCCAACTGTGCTTGGCCAGTCAAACGCACGTCCTGGTAACACCGGACAAGGGTTTACACCTATTATTGCTGAAATTCCCATTGTTGGTGGCCCGTACAACGCTCTTCAATCGATTGCATATACACCTACTGCAGAGTATCACGTTATTTCACTGTCTGCGGGGGGGAGTATTCAGCAAATAGACGTTAATCTATTTTGGCGTTATCGCGTAACCGGTCAATTGGTCCCTGTTTCCTTGCCCAACAACGCAAGTATCAACATGAAGATTCTTTTCCGCCAAAAGCGCTGGAACGCGTCTATGTAGGATCGCCAATGGGGATACGCTCAAGGTTAAAGCAGGAAATGTTCCAGGAGGAGCCAATGAGGTCGACTTCTGCCTCGGGGTCTTCCTCATCTGGTACAAGGGGTAAGAAAAAGTAGACCTGACCGCGGGGTCGTGCAATGCCTATTGAGTCTGTGCCCGGTCCCTTGCAAATAGTACCGTCATACCCATCAGGCAGTAGTCCGTTTGTAAGTGAGGGGATAACGTAGGAACTATTTGAAAAGCGCCATCCATCTGGCAACTGCGATCCAACTGTATACGCAGTTGTGCCCTTAATAACAGATGGCACGTACCCCAGGCGGGGGGTGGGGACGCCAGCGATGATCTGCTCAAGGGGAATGGCTTCGCCAATGATCGTCACTGAGAATGTTGGGATAAACAGATTTGCACACGTGACTTCATCAGCTAAAAGAAAAGTATTTCCTAAACTATTTTGCGTTCGAACAGCCATGTCTTCAAGTTCTGGTACTGTGCAAAGAACTGCAGGTGATCTTATTGTCGCCAAAGACTTAACCGTAGTAGAAGATGCTACTGTCCAGCGCAATACCTTTATCAAAGGATATGCAAAAATTGATGGTGTTTGTGCTGCAGGAACTTATTACCTTAATCAGTTTCTAACTCAGCCATTGTATGTATACGGAAGTGGTGGCCCCGTTGGCATCAATCAAAATGCACCATTAATTGGTCCTTTTACGCAAGCAGGGATTGCAACCATTACTGTTCAAGGTACTCCCAGAGCAACTCCTCCAAATGGAGCAAGTTATAATTATACTTCTGCTGTTGTGCATGTGTTTAACAATACAGACGCGACAGGTAGGTTGGGTTTAGGTGCCGTGTTATTAGGTTCTGAACACGCAAACGGACTCGCGTTAAGTTTGCTGCCATGGTCACCAGAAAGCCCATTATACATTGGCGTTGTTAATACTTCTGGAGCAATTATTACTGAAGTATCATTTGTATATCATTTTGTTCCTTCATTTCTAAACGTTTAACCTTGTTCTGAAATGTGGTTTGAACCCGATCCTCTGCCTTCATTGGTGCCGCCCCCTCCCCCCCCCGGATACATGGGTGAAGTGGATCCTAAGGTACAGCTCACAGTCACGCAACCCCACTATTGCTCATCAGGCATTGTTACTATTGCTGCGGGCGAAACATACGTTCAACTGTACAACAAACCAGGCTGTTACTGGGATGATAATACTGTTGTGCTTGTTTCTCCTGCTGATAGTGAAACGGCCTTGATCGCAAATACAGTTACAGACGGCAAGACAAATTTTGCGTGCCCTCATGTAAATCCCATGCCAAATTCGCCTATCTTAAGCTGGGATCCAACTGTTAATTATCCGGCTGACAGTGTAGTATCCTGGGTTCCAAACTTTGTTGTAGGCACAACAAAGCCCAAATACTATGGTGCAGTGGCTTGGAGAGCAGTTACAAGCGTTGTCGCTGGCGGCCCAAGTCCTCCAAATAGTACCAATTGGACCCTGGCTGGCATTGGAGAGTGTTTTATTGAACTTTTTATTCCAGCCGAAAGCGATACAAAGTGGTGCTATGAGGTTAAAAATCAGCCTGGGCTTCCATACCCAAATTATACTTACGTGCAATCAGTTCCCTAGTAATCAACAAATAAAAAAAGTTGCTGGCGAATCGAAGGGGTGCCCCCCCCCAGTTCCCCCCCAACCACCGCCCACTGCCCCCCGCACCTATTATAACCAGTGAGTTACATTGATAATCAGTTAAAACATAGTAAAACTTAAAATACAATGGGATACCTAAAGCGCCCATGGTATCAACTTTTGCCAACCCATAGCGGCCTGGCACTTTGCGTCTTTATGAAGAGCATCGGGGTAGTCGTGTGACCCGCAGGGTCAGCGAGGGTCGGCGACCCCCCCATGGAACCTAGGCGTTTGATAGCGGGGCGGCGTGCTCCCGGTGTGTGGCAACACACCGGGCGTTGCCGCCCCTCCCCGGAGTTGACTTGGGTTACACCATCTCACACAACCTCCCATTACCGCAGATGTCGTCTGATACTGCTTTTGTGCTCCTCTCACGAGAGAATATGGAGCTGAAGCGTAAAATCAGCTCGCTTGAACTGGCTGTCGCAGTGGAGAAGTCAAAGCGCGCAAACCTGCTGGCTGAGATTTCAGCTGCATTGGTATCATCTGACGACGAAGACAAGCCTGTTGCAGTTGAACAGCCTGTTGCAGTTGTACCGGCGGGTGTGGATATCACGTTTGACTACACTGACGATGAGGAATGCGGTTGGTGCGGTGTGACAGACAACCCATGTCTGTGTGAGCAAGGCCTCGTCTGCGGTGGAACGGCGCTTCCAACAGACTCCTGTCCCTGCCTTGACTGCTGCCCTGAATGCTGCAAGGAGGAAAGTGAGAGTGGAAAATAATGCAATAACCTTTGCGCGTGTTATTTGTGAGTGGGCTTTGGCTTGACGGCTTATGGATTGACGGCTTTTGGCTTGACGGCTCACTCAGACTGTTTACGGGGGGGGAGGGGGCGGGATTAGCAGTAACACTGTGTCTCACGCACACTCCCCCCTCAGATCGACTTGACCGAGGACGCTCCTGAGGCGCCTTTGTCGCTGATTGAGCGCATTGGTGCGCTGTTTGCGAAGAACAGTTTTACCAACCGCGTGAATCGCATGCCAGAGGCTGTTCGCATGGAAGTGCGCCAGCTGTTCACCGACCTCAAGGATGAAGTTGAGCACTCCCGCGCTGAGATTTTGGCACGCATGAAGATCCGCGCAGGCGACGAGAGTGAAATCGAGCGCTTGGAGGGTGTGTGCGCAGCGTCAAAAGACGTTGTCACCACGCAGCGCGACTTGCTCGCCACAAAGACGCAGCTCATCGAGGAGTTACGCGTGTCTCTCACACAGCACAAAGCAAAGATCGACGAACTGGCAGGGGCGCTTCTCACAGCTGACGAGAAAATCACTTACCTGAGTCGCGCTGTTGTGTCCATGTATATCGAGATGACCCACAAAATCCCGACGTTCAAGGGCTCCACATACGAAGCCCTCATCTTCGAGATGTATGGGAGCGAAGCATCATTGAAGGCTCTCGTCTCTGAGACGTACCGCACGCCTCGGCCCTTTGAGCCGCGCCCCATTGCAAGCAGCGAGGGGGCTGGGGGGGCTGGCGGGGCTGGCGCACTTACTCTTGTGCGCCCTTCCTCACCTACTCCCATATCACGCGCGCAAGCACGCGTGGTGTACGAGTGCTGCTCAGACCGCGGTGGGGAGCGCTCGTCCATGTGTGGCTGTTCCTGTTGCAACATCCGTGCGCAGGGCCCTTCCGCTCCGTTTCCAGTGTGCAAAGACTGTATTGAGCAGGATGAGAAGGATGCGGCGGACAAGGACGGGCTGCTCACCTGGTGTGCACGCTGCGACACCATGACTGGTCCCACTGCCGCGGCGTGTGAGTGCGTCAAGTCTGAGGAGGCAGCTGCGCAGGCAAAGATCGACGCGGGCCTTTGGTGCGTTCGCACGCGGCGCCCTGTGGCGGAGTGTCAGTGCAACGACTGCATACTCCCCACGTTTCGCAAGGCAGTGCCCCATGCTCCCTGCACGGACTGCGAGCCGCCTCCGTCACAGGGTGGCTTCATCACAGCACTCGACCTGCTCGAGGGCGCCGCAGATGGCGGCCTTCCGACTGCAGCGGAGTTTGCCGCTGGCGGGGGGGGCAAGTCCGCGTTCAAGAAGACAAAGAAGAAGGTTACCATCCGCTCCTCACTTACGGACCAGATGAACTCTTTGCTTGTGCACCAGGGCGACTCACCGCATGGCCTCTCTTCACCGGATGGCCCGCCACCTGTGATTGTTTCGCCACCTGTGTTTTTTGCTCAGCACTCACCCGTGCGTGCTGCGAGCCATCCTGCTGTACCTGATGCCCCATCAAAGAAGACGCGCAAGCGCACTACACGCAGTGCCATTGCAGACGCAGCGGAAGTCGTGCCCAAGCGCCTTCGTTTTGACGACTTGGGTGCGTCGCAGGACGTGCGCACTCGGGTATACCGCTTCTGTCTCGACTTTGGGTACAATGGCGGGACTACTGGTGACCTCCCCGCTGCGCTTGTCAGGGAGTTTGGCCTTCAACTTGGAATCGACATCGACGCCGCATCGGACTTCGCGCGTGCCTACGAGGAGAGCAGTCCGGAGGTGTTTTTGACATATGGATGCGCGTGCCACCAGGCTGAGAAACCACACGACCCCAAGTGTAACGGGGATGGTGGGTATGGTCACTGAGGGGGGAGGGGAGGGGTTAGTAAGAGGAGCGACTTGTGCTGATGCATACGAATAGACAATGGGTGGCTCCCTCTTGACCGGAATAGCCCGGCGTACTCCGTGCGTCGTGATCAGCAGTAAACATCGTAGCGTGTGGCGTAGCCCGCCAATAGGCATTCCCCATGTGTGTGATCAAGTAAGGGGTAGTCACACATTCGCTTGGTTGGTCGAACAAAGCCAACCCGCTTTGAGTCCCTAGCGGCAGGCTCATTGCGTAACACAGTGACGAGAGTCCGTCGCTCCCGTACGAGACGCGCGCGCACACCGGGGCTCTGTTCTGGGATGCCTGGTGGCGCGGGCATCCCAGATTGAGCCCCAGTATACATCACACTTGAATGTCTGTCGTAGAAGGAGGCTTACACTGCTCCCTCCTACCCCCACGACAGTCTGATTGACTGAAGAATGGCTGCTGTTCCAGACATGGAGGGTGCGATGCCCACCCCACCGCCCTCACCAGGCCGCGGTGGGGGGGCTGCTGCAGCGGGCGCCGGAGATGCTCCTGCTGAGGATCACATTGTGGTGAGTGGGGATTGTGTTGTGTGTGTCCCGTAAACAGTCTGAGTGATAGTGACGCCTACACACCGCAGGTGAACGGTGATGAGATTGTTTTGCCCCGTGCAGCACCCAGTGATGAGCAAGTCGAAATCACCTATGATTTACTTGCAGGCTTGGATGTTTCCCGTGGTGAACCAAATGGCATCAAGTATCGAGGCCAAGCCACGTGGGTTACGATGCAGTCGTACTTGGACATGAAACGAAACTTCGAGCGGTCTTCGTTTATCCACGGTATGAATGGGCAATATTACTCTAAATTGAGTAATGGTGCTATTCTTCAGCACAAAGATGCCGCAACCGCCTCACGGTTGTGGGCCTTGTCAAAGTGGGGATGGGGCGAAGGCATTTATAGCATCCCCTTTAGCCAGTGGTGGATCGCCGACAACACTGCGCGCATGGTTACGGATATTGTGTATAGTGACACTATCCTCGACGACGGTGAAGGCCCCACGTTTTATACCAAGGCCGTCCTTTCCCACGACTTGTGGGACGTCGAACCATATTGTCCCACTGATGACGCTCACGCCTACCAACACTGTTTATCTATGTTCAAGGAGTTGATAGAGATCAACTCGGGTGGCGCGTACGGCAGCGAGCCGTTTCTCTATGTGAGAAACTACCTTGTGTGGATTTTGAAGCACCCACACACGCAGCAGGGGGTCATGCTCATTTTGAGTGGGGAGCAAGGGGCGGGTAAGGACTCGCTGATGAAGTTTTTCAAGCTCATCATCGGGAAGGATTGGACGGGTACTTGCGTCGGCTTCAAGAAGCTCATGTCGAAACACTCGACCATTGCAAAGGAGAAGCTGCTCATTTATATTGAGGAAGGGGACGATGTCGGTAAGTTTGACCTTAGCGACATCAACGGGCTTATCACGTCTGACTCCATCACCATCGATGAAAAGCACAAGAGCACAGAGACGCGTCAGCACAGCGCGTCAATCATCGTCAGCATCAACCGCCCCAACCCGTTTGTTACACAGGTGGAGGATGTGGGTGAGCGCAGGTACTATCTCACCGCTGTGAGCAAGCGCCGCATCGGCGATGCCCACTTTTGGACCGAGATGTACAAGCTGTTGGCGGACCAGCGTGCGATGAAGACCATTGCGGCGTGGCTTCTGTCTGTAGACGTGTCGAATTTCTCAGCACGTACGAAGGTCAGCGGGCCGGGGATTTTGCCTGATCCAACGCAGTTTCACAATCAAGTGTTTGCAGCTGCGAAGGCACCCCCTATCTACGAATTTGTCGACAACCACTGGCAGTGGTTTCAGCCGCAGTCTGCGACAGCTGTACTCGGCGCGTACCTGGACTTCTTGCGCAGCAACGAGTACGATGTGCCTCGTGAACTTGAGGGCCCCATTGCGGCTCAAATGTTTGGGCAAAACTATCTCGGCCTGGCAATGCGCCGCGGGACATTGCTCAAGACACCTGCAAACAAGTACTCGAAACCGTTTTTCGGCGGGGGGGGCGGTGTGCGACCTCCATTGCCCCCCCCTCCTCCGCCCAAACGCGCAAAGCTCACACCAGTGCTTGCGCCGTCACTACGCGCAGCTGCTGCGGCAGCCGCCGCTCAGCGTGCAGCACAGACTACGTTTGCGGGCGCTGGATTTGTACGTGGGGGCACTGGAGCGGGGGCGGGGGCAGGGGCGGGGGCACCGCGCGACGAGGATACGGGACCTCCGGAGCCTACGGATGACTCATGGGAGGGTCTAATACAGCAGGCAGAAGACATGTAGGGAGTTCCGTGCACACATGTGTGGTAATACCAATCTTCATCCATAGTGAGCAGCGAATTGCGAATGTCTTGAAGGATAGACGATGCCGTTTCCCAGGACTGAGGGTTGCCGTTTTCGATCGTGCGCAGGGCAAGAGCGATCATCTGTTTAACAGCGCTCACTTGGATTTCAGAGCGCATGTGCCGGAAGTCGCGGCAGTTGTTACACATAAACACAGTAGGCGAATTAGGTATAGACGCCATAATAATAATGCCTTTTTCACGCCGAATGCGGACTATTTTAAATCGTCGTCGTCGGCGTGTAATACGCACCCCCCCACGTCGGGCTGTAGTAGTTGTGCGGCACGCCAATCGCATGCTCGAAGCCAATTTAGCAGCCATTACCATCGTCCTCCTCGCATTGCTTGATGCCGAGGATGGTGATCCTACGACCGTACTCCACGAGTCTACATAAGTAGCCAGCTTAAAATGCCTAAGCCACTACCCGTGCCACCAGTAATATCAACCATCTGTAAAAAAACGGTAAATTCTTGACCAGGTATTATAGTTGAAGGTCCACCTCCTATACGCGTATTTATAGGAAACAATGAAGCGATTCCATCAATACCCAATATGAAGATAGAATCCGCTTTCACTGCAGTTGTTCGAATGACTACTGTTTGACTTGTAAAAACAGGTGCCGCAAAACTTGGAAAGACTAAAAACCCTTTGCTTGCATTTCCACATTCGTACGTATTTCGACGTGGATCATAGGGTCCGCTGTATCCTAATGGATTTGCACGCGTTCCCGCAGACGTTGGTGGCGGGGGAGGAGGAGGAGGGGGAGGAGGAGGCGGCGGATCTGGACCCGGCGGCGGATCTGGCACATAGGGTGGATACTCTGGATCGTCTTCTGGTGCGCCGGTAATAATCTGACCAGAAATGCGCAAGTCACCAGTAACATGAAAATCACCCGCTGTCTTGCGAACGGTACCCGATGATGCACTCATTTAATTGAGAATGGAAGCTAATATTTTTAGTACTGTATCGCTCATTATTTCCGTGTTAAGTACGGTGGTAATCGCCGTTAATCACAAGCGCTTACGGAGTAAGTGTTGCCGTCAAGAAATTGTCGCTAGTTTTGACATAGAGAATACAACACCACCGTCAGAGAAGAAACGGGTTGAAGTTGAAGTAGCCCCCC